CGCCGCGGCGGTCCATCATGAACGCGGAGAGCGCGGCGGTGACGCCTTGGGCGGTGGCCTCGGCGATGGCTCCGGCGTCGATGGCCGGGGTGGGCTCGGCAGGCTGCGCGGCGTTGGGGGCGCCGTGGACGCGGGCCTGGAGCTGGGAGAGCTGGTCTGCGACGCGGGCCTGCTGGATCTGGGCCTGCTGCTCGGCGCGGACCTCGCGGACGCGGAGTTCTGCGCGGATGCGGTCGAGGTCGTCGGTGAGGCGCATCGCGTAGGCGAGGGTGTCGGGGTCGACGTTGTCGATGGCGGAGACGCGTTCGAACTCGCCGACGGCGCGGGTCTCCAGGTCGGCGAGGTCGGTGTCGGACGCCAGGGTGAGGTCGGACGGGGCGGTGAACAGCTCGTCTGCCACGGGGTCCTCCGTGATCGAAGGGGTGGGTGTGGGCATATCAACGCCCCTTTAATCACGGAGGTTAGCGCATAGCACACGGTCCGGCAAAGAGTCAATTCTCTTTGCCGGACCGGTGTTTCTAAAGGTCAGGCGCCCGGAGGGGGTGGCGGCGGAGTCGTCGGCTTACGCCTCTTGTTGCAACTGCACACAACCGATCACCTCCCCCCGGGGTGTACGCGACGCGACAGCATCCGCATCACGATCCGCACCGCATCCCGCTCCAGATCCGACTGCGAGCGGCCCCACGCCACCGTCGGACGACCCGCCGCCACCAGCGCCCGCACCGTCTTCTCGCCACCATCGGGAGCAGCCGACGCGACCCGGGCCCGCATCTTCGGCACCGGGAAGCCGGGCACGTTGACGGCGAGGAGCCCCACCAGCCGGAGCTGCCCGCCGATCCGCCGCCAGTCACCGCTGACTTGGCCCGCCGCCTGCAACTCGTACACCCGCAGCGGATCCGCACCCGGCCGCACCACACCGGCCACCCAGATCCCGTTCTCGTCGTTGCCGACCGCCACATCCGCCACCGCAGCACCCGTGTTGTCGTAGTGCTCGGCTGCCGGGACCGCCCCGTAGTGCAGCGGCGCATGCCCCGTCCCGACGGTGATCTGACCGACCGCCACCCGGCTGCCGTCCGCGCACACCACCTCGCCGGTGCGGTAGTAGGGGTGGTCGTCCTCGTGCGGGGGCTGCACGCACACCTCGTCCTGCCCGATGTGGCAGGAGCCCCACTGCGCGGCGTGCCCGTAGATCCGGCCCTCGTCCGTCACCGTGATCGGCGTCGGCAGGGACAGCTTCGGGTCGGCGAACCACCCCGCCGGAGGACGCCACAGCTCCGCGCCCGCGGTGACGGCGTGCAGCGCCCGGAATGGCTCCGGCTCCTTGCCCGCGTCCCGCAGGTGGGCCGCGACGTGGTCGTACACGCCGCGCCGGTCCGCCTCCGGAATGTTCGCGCCGCCGCGCGCGCCGTGCAGGGCGGCGATCGTCGCGGAGCAGGCGGTGAGGTTCGCCGCGCCGACAGCGCCGTCCTCGCCGATCTCGTGGTGGATGAACTTCGCCGCGGACTTCGGCATCTCGCCGTCCGTGAGCGCGCTGCCGTCGTACCAGGCGTACGCGGCCCGCGCCTTGTCCGCGGTCAGCGGGCCATCGAGGCGCTTCTCGTTCGCGGGGCCGTCCCAGTCGCCGTCGGTGGTGGCGGTGTCGTGGGTGCCGACCGCGCCCATCTCCTGTACCCGCAGCGTCTCCAACTCCGCCGCGGTGACCGGCTGCCCGCCGGCCACGACCGCGCCGTCCTGGTCGAGGAGGGCGATGTACGCCTCGGCGAACGCGGGGATGTCCACCAGCGTCGCCGCGCGGATGCGGCCGCCGTGGAAAATCACCTTCTCCGGCTGCGCGAACAGCATCTCGAACATGTCCGGCTCTTCGCCCTCGCCGGTGCCGGCGTTGACGTCGTCGGGGAACACATACTCCACGTCGGCGTCGCCAATGCTGTCGGCGTCGATGCTCACGCCGCGGAGGAACTGGCCCTTGATCTTGGCGTGCGCGCGGCGGCCGTTGTCGTCGGACAGGTCGAGAACACCCGCCCCCATGATCTTGTTGCCGTCGCGCCACACCCGGTCGATGCGGCCGACGTTGACGGCCTTGGTGCGGGCCTCCCCGCCGTGGGAGTCCTCGATGTTCCAGCGGAGGGGGACGGGCAGGTCGGCCCAGGTGAGGGCGCCGGGGGCGAACTCGCGTCCGTCGCCGGTGACCTGCCCTTCGAGGGCGAGGGGGCCCTCCCAGGGGGCGGTGTCGCCCGCGTAGTCCATGCTCTCGTCGCCGTCGTCACCGGGCTGGCCGGTGTCATCGTCGCGCATCCCGGCGCACGCCGTGTCGGCTTCCTCCTGGGTGGCGTAGCAGCCCTGGAGTTCGCCTTCGTCGTCGACGACGGCCCACGGCGTTTCGGCACCGCAGTCCGGGTGGTCCTGCACTGTGCGGTACACGGTGCCTCCCTGCTCGTGTTCGGTCGGTGGGATTGTGGCCGCTGCCAACGCCATGATCGTTCCGGCTGCCTGTTCGGTGTCTTCGTCCTCGTTCCACACCGCGACCACGAACCCGCGGCAGCGGTCGCCGCCCTCGCAGTGGGTGTAGCCGCCCGTCGGGTACGCGGCGCGCGCCTCCGTGAGCGAGGCGTACCGGGTGCCATCGACCTGACGGCACGGCTGACATGAGTTGGTGTCCAGGGCCTCGGTGCTCACGTAGGTGCCGCGGGGGGCGACGGCGAGGACGGTCATGCGGCCCTCGTTCTGCGCGGCGGACATGGCGCCGCCGATGGCCTGGCGGACGCTGGCGTCGGACAGGCTGGTGAGGTGCTCGTCGACCTGGGCCGCGACCTGGTCGGGGCTGCCGGAGCCGAACAGGCGCATGGCCCGTTTCACGCCGGAGGCGACGAGGTTGGCGCCGAGGAGGCGGGCGGTGGTGCGGGCGACCTGCCGGATCCGATCCCGGAACGCCGCCGCGGTGATCGCCTCGTCGTCGAGGGACCACTCCGGCACCGTGACGCCCTGCGCCTCGGCTTCCGCCTGCTGCGCCTCGCCCGCCTCCCGCGCGTAGCGGATCATGCGCGCCGTCAGCAGGTCCGCGGCCAGACCGGTGTCCACGGTGAGGTCGTCCAGCGCAGCCAGGTTGTCGGCTTCGGCGGCGGCCTGAACGGCGGCGGTGATCTGCGCGCGCTGCGCGGCCTGGATGTCTGCCCAGTCGGCGAGGGTGCCGTCGACGGCCTCGTGCCAGGCCCGGTCAAGCTCTGCGAAGTCGGCGCGGGAGCGGGTCTCCAGGTCGGTGAGCTGACGGCGCAGCGGCCCGGCTGCCGCGGTGACGGGTTCACCGAGGGGGATGTCCGTGTAGTCCCCGGCGAACGCCACCCGCACCCGGTCGAAGACGATCGGCCCAAGCCGCTCCTCCAACGCGATGATCAAGTCCAGTTCGGACGAATACGCTGCACAGACGTGCGCGACCCAGGGCGTATGCGGCGCGGGCAACTCCACGTCCATCGGCGCCATCAGCAACGCCTCTTCCGCCATGCCGTGTGCCGCATCCAATGACGGGCCATGCTCCGGGTCGTCTCCGACCGACCACACCCACGACGGCTCGTCACCGTTGCCGTTCCAGTGCGCGGCGCCGAACAGCTTCGCCCTGACCGGCGGCATCCCCTCGGCCAACTGCCGTACCGAGTCCACGATCGCAGTACGCGCGGACTCGTCGAAGTCGACGCCCTTACCCAGATACCGGAGCGTGCAGTGCAACTGCTCAGCAGCCTCGCCGCCCTCTATCGCCAGCCGGGCCCCGTCCTCCGCCGTGGGCATCAGCGCGATCATCGCGCCGGACGTGTGCGAGCCGTCAGCCGCGGCTACGAGCGAGGCCATTCGAACTCCGAGTCGTCGTCGAAAAGAAACCGGACACGTCCATCAGTGGGGCGTGCCGTCCGATCGTGAACCGGCCGAACGCATCCAACCTGGCCTCGTACACGCCGGACGTGCCCGGCCGCGGCAACGAGTGCAGCTTCAGGGCGGCGTGCGTGAACGGGCACGAGTAGGCGTGCTGCGAACACAGCCCCGGGTGCAGCAACTCCGGCGGCCGGCCCGCCGCGAACCTGACCGCGTGCAGCGCTTGCGCCTGCCGTGCGAGGCGGGCCTGCCGGGCGTCGGTCGCATCCTGCCGTGCCTGCTCGCCGCGCTCTGGTGGCGGCTCCCCGCCCCCGGGCGCCTCCCGCGTCTCCTCGGGTGGGGGCTGCTGCTGACCTGCGGGGCGCGGCGGTGGGGCGCCGGGGTTGGTCGTGTTGACGTCGATCTGCTGGCCGGTGAGAAGCGGCAGCGCGGACGGCGCGCCGGACGGCAGGGTGTTGATGATGACCTTGAGGGCCTGCTCGCGGAGTTCCTCGCGGGTCGGCTTGTCTGTGTCGTCGAAGCCGGTCTCGCGGCGCAGGGCCGCGCCGCCGATCTCCATGCGGTCGTACAGCTTGATCGCGTTGTCGGAGCGGTCGGGCCGGAGGGTGAGTTCGGACATGTCGTACCAGACGACCCAGGATGCCCAGTCCTCGACGCCGGAGGCTTTGAGGCGGGGCTGGAGGTAGCCGGAGGTGATGGCCTGGCAGATGGTTTCCGCGTCCGGCGCGATGTTCACCTTCAGGGACGTCTCGTCGACGGCCCAGGCGTTCCAGTGGTTGAGGTCCCCCATCCCCAGCAGCACCTCGGGCGGCACGTTGAGCTGGGTCGCGAGGCGTTTGATCGCACTGTCACGCTTCTCGATGATCTTGTCGTCGATCTTCAGCGTGAAGTCGAGATGCTTGATCCGGTCGACGTACTCCGCAGGCACCTTGATCGGGATCGGTACCACACCCGCCGCCGTCCCCGGCGTCCGGATCGCCTCCGCCGCGATCTCCACCCACTCCGCCATGAACGGGTCCGGGGCGTCCGCGAACTCCTCCCGCACCGGGAACGTGATCTCTTCCGGGAACAGCACCACCCCCGCCGACGCCAGCCTGCTGAGGTACTGGGCGGTGATGTGCCGGTTCACCAACTCCAGCTCACGCATCGTCGACCGCGCAGCCCGCGCCGGGGAGTCGGCGAGGTGGTGGTAACGCTTGTTCGGCCGCCACACCCGGATCGGCGCCAGCGACTCCCGCGACAGGGGCCGCCACGACACACCCGAGCGCGGGTTCGTCTCGTCGATGACCTCGTACCCGCCGCGCCCGGCACGCACCTCGTCGATGGAGCGGGCGCTCCACTTCTCGACGCCGTTGACGGCCTCGACGATGAGGTAGCCCTCGCCGGGGACGGCGAGTTGGGTGCCGAGCCCGTCCATGATCTGTGCCTGCCCGGCGGCACCGCCGGCGAAGGTGGTCATGATGTCGACGGCGGTGCC